AAATGGGTAAGTTTTATCACCCTTTAAAGTGACTCTTCCAGCTTTAAAAAGTTTTTTTGCTTCTTCGTTGCTTAAAACATGTGAATTTACAAAGTTCCCTGTTAAATTCCCACTTCCACTAATAGTGAAAGAACCATCACCATTGTTTGTTACAGTAGCTCCGTACGCTGTTTTAGCCGGTATCTTACTTGCATCAAACAGCTGATACCCTTTTGTCCGCACCTGTTCTGTCTTACCATACAGCTTCAATCCCTCAAAAAACGCTCCCGCCGAATCTCCGACAGCGATACGCTCTCCTTTGGCACTGTTGATAATCGCTCCAGCCTTTGTCTGCATTAAATCTGCGATATCTGCCTTGTTGGTCTTAATCTGCTCTCTGTCTGCTGCAATCTCCTGCGCTGCAGCCTGTACCGCTTTGATCTGCTTTGTACCCTCTGCTGTAACTGCCTGTACTGCTTCTTTGGATTTGTCATCCACGATCTGCAACAGTTGTGCGATAATGTCTTTTTCTTCCTGTTCGATTACTGGATTGTCAACTTCCAGCCCTTCCAGTACGGTCATTGTGGCGAGTGTAGTATTAAACTCTTTTTGAATTATACCATCAGAGCCCGTGAGACGCATACAGACAATAAAACGGGTGTCCCCTCTGTATACAGTTGCAGTTTTCCCGACCGTCCACGAAAACTCGATCTGGTCACCGGACACTTTTTTATCCGTAACAACATACCGGTCTTTCGTCCCTCTGGCATTTTGGTAGTTTACACTTATAGTAAACGCAGACAGATCTGTGCCCTTATATGTTTTTGGAATCCTGAACTGCATAACCTTTACATCTTTATCGCTTTCGACACCCAGAACTTTAAATTGTTCCGGTATGTCGATGATTCTCAGGTCGGAGTCGATCACACAGATATCTTCCGTCTGCGTTTCCGCGACAACTGCACTCTTTGTTTCTTGCAATAATTTCTCCGCTTCTGTCATTCTCCCGGTCTCCTTTGCCTTACAATCTGTCTGTTTGTTGTGATTTTGTACCCATCCCGTATCCCGGTAAGCTGCACATAAAAGTCTCTAAAAGACAGTGCTTCTGCCGGGATCTCACATACACCATTTTCCACGATTGCCGGATACTCTTTGTCCAGACTAAAAAAAGATGCCGCAACCCGACACCCTATCCAGTCATTATCAAATTCAAATTCAGCGTGCAAATATCCGCTCGTTCCAGACACAAGACCTGTAAAGTCACATTCCGGATCAGGCTCAAGCATCTGTCCATTTGCTATAAATCTTAAAATTCTCATTTTTTCGCTCCTTTACTCGTCATCTGTGATCCATGTAAATGTCTTTATACGCTCACAGTAATCTGTCTTGCCAGTTACAATGGATACTCCTCCATCTTTTGTGATGTAATATCTGCCAGTCCCGATAACTGACGTACCAACCAATTCGCTGTACGTCTCTACTATGTCTACGGCTGGTCGATATCCTATAGGGATCCTTAATTCTTCAAATGGCCCGTGTGATCCCGTGTTCGGAAACTGTATAAGCGCTGTGATTTTACATGTAATCACGCACCCTCTCCTTTTTAGTTCCACACGGATGTTATTGGCGGAGTTTGTGCTTGTATATGGACCTTTCACGGTGCCGGAATCGTAAGAGATAGATTTTGCAAGCTGCTTAATTGTCCTAATAAGCCATATGCTATCTCCATTTATGTTTGTCACCGAAAAGTCACGCATCTCCTCATCTCCGCGAATAGAGCATACCATAGATCCATTCGCGATATCATCTGCCATGCTACTGTCGCCGGAATAAAATTCTAATCCAGAGTAGTTTAATCGACTCCCCCAGTACCTAGACGCTGTAAACGATCTTACCATGTCAATATTCTCTTTTTTTACAAAAACGGAAATTGTACCGTCACTGCTTTTAGACACGATCTCTCCGGTGTCTACATTTATGTAAAAGTGTCCACCCTTACTCTTAATAAGTCCGGCTGTTACAGTTCCAAGGTTGGCAACGATCGCACTGAGCGTTTGCACATCCAGATTCTCGACTGCGATATAATGGATCACCCACCTACTTCCATCCCACCGTTTAATTGGCTGTCCGCTTGCAGTCTGCCAGAGCTGTCCAACCTTTGGATTTTCTGGCGCGGTTGGAGATACGATGATACCGGAATCCCCGTCTGCTCCATTCTGCCCGTGCACTCCGATAATCACAGGAGTTGTCTTGGTGGATGCGCCGTCTGTGTAGGCGATCGTTTCGTAGCTCCACAGGTATTTTTTAGACTCTGTCATAGTCTGCATTGTAGTTGTCCACCCGGAAGAGGATGTTGTAATTCCGGTGCTTTTTTCGGATGCAAGGTAGTATTTTGTAATAGATTTAATCCCAACACCGTCCTGACCGTCTGCTCCATCCTGACCATCCTGTCCGTTTTCCCCTTTAATCTTCGCCCACTTATAAGATCTAACACTTGCAGGATCGGACTGATTGTAATCTACACAAGTACCGATATACGTTCCCACATCTTCTCCGCTGTTCCCGGTAAACGTTTTACCTCCATCGTTGGAATATTTAATGTGCAGATAACTTGTCTTACCGTTTGTGCCGTTCGTTCCGGGTATGCCCTGCGTTCCCTGTGGCCCTTGGAGTCCTTGGAAGCGTGACCAGGTATATTTCTTTGGATCCGTGCTATCCGCTTGAGCAGAATCTACGTAAGTACCAATGTATGTAGACGGCGTTTCCGTCATCTGGCTACTTAATGTAGGATTCGCAACTGAGGAATACTTGATATGGAAATAGGTGGACTGTCCGGCTGGTCCCTGCGGTCCAGTAGCACCTGTATTCCCTTGAGGTCCCGGAATTCCTTGATCCCCTTTTGGACCCTGTATACCATCCAATCCCGGAGCGCCTTGTGGACCCGGAGGTCCCTGTTCGCCTTGCTCTCCTTTCTCACCTTGCGAACCCTGTTCTCCATCCATTACATCTGCGATCGTAACCTCGTAATATCCACGCTTTACTCCGCTTTCGAACGCCGTAAAAGAGTACACTGCTTTTACATCCACATCCTCTGCATTAACCGTAACACTCTTGCCAACGTAAAACTCTGTCCCATCTTTACTCCACCGGATTTCCAGATTGCCCGTGACGTCCACGCCGTTATCGTAAGCGTAGGCAGTCAGCGTGGTATTCCCGATGCCGTTTTTAAAGATAATTCCATTATTTGTGGCAATGGAGCAGGTGTAGACCTTATTTTTGTTAATTAAGTCCCGCATCCTATCCAACAGATCGCTCGATATCTCGGACATCAGCTCTTTGTAGTTTGTAAATACGGTCTTTGCCGTCTTTGAATTGGTAAGGCTCCGCACCTGCTCGGATACTCTCGCCTGTAGATAAAGCACTGGTGTCCACTCCTGATCCTGCATCCTCACGGTGTCCCCGATGTTGGTGTCAAAATATCCATCCACCTCGTAGGTCACTACCGGTTCGGATGCAACTTTTAGATCAGATAATGCCATACTATAGAGCTTGTCCTTGCTGTCTGTATCGTACTCTTTTCGCATCAGGATATAAGCGTCCTCTTTATTCACAATGTTGGATGGGAACCGGTCTCTTGCCTGTGGTGCCCGGATGAGTGCCCCGTCTGTAAAATATTCCAAACGCCCGCTTGCGTCGTATTCCTTTTTGTCCAGACCATTGATGGTCAGACCATCTTTTCCTGTTGGGTAGATGCAGGTGTACAAGCTCTCAGCATCTGTGGTTTTTCTGACCCCAGTAATTCCTTTCCCGTACCGCAGTACGATGTCATTCCGGTATTCTCCGACTCCGCTGTTGGTGTCGGAGTGTTCTCGGTAGACATTCAGGACGATCTCTTTTAAGGAGTAGTCTTTGTTTAAGACTGTTTCAAATTCGATCTCCGCAGAAAAGACATTAGCCAGGGAGAATAATCTCTTTAATACGGACGTTGTACCTGTCCATTCGTTGGTGATCCGTTTGTCAGACACCTCATTAAGCCCTAATTTTAGCGTTCTCTCTGCGTCAAACACGGCAAGGTACTCTTCAAAGCTCATTGCTTTTCCAGCTTTGTATTCGCCGGCATCCTCGTTTATAAGCTCAAATGACAGAGACCATGCCGTAGCGGTAATTATCTTCTCCGTCTGATCGGTGTTTACAATATTTAAGTAGTAAGATTTACCCTTGTATGTAAAGGCTACCTTGTTTCCGACTGTAACATGTTCTGCGTCTGGATGTTTTGCGTTTACCGTAAAAGTATAGGTATTCGCTGCTCCCTGTAAGTATTCGTGCAGCTCGTCTCCCCAGTAGTGCATGGATTTTTTATGTGCATTATCCATAAATGCTACTGGTGTGTTATTTGCACTTAAAATCGCAATTCTAATGCTGTCCATTACAAGTATACCTCCCGTATTTTTGCTTTGATATGCGGCGGTGGAGATGAAAAGGAAGAATAGCAGAACTGGACTTCCGTTGTTCCCGGTGGGACTTTCGGATAATTCGATCCATTAATCTCATCTCCTTTTGCCGGCATCCCGTTTACATAGACCTTTGTACTCTCTCCGTCTATAGACACCACATCCCCGGCACGGTACCGGTTCGGCACGTCCCGATATTTTTCCACGTTGTCCTTGCGAAACCAGATGCTTTTTAAATAGTTGTGCGTAACGTACTGGTTCGACAGATTTCGGTCCCCCCACTGTCCAATCCAGATCTGGATTTTCTCGCATTCCATATCTTTGATCTCTGGGATAGTAAAGTGGTAATACTTCCCGTACCAGAAAATACGCAACTTGTCACCCTCTTTTAAAAAGTCATTGTGTCCGCCGCCCATTTTTAAATTAAACGGGTTATCCTCGTAGGATGTCGGCTGGAAATCCAGTGTCTTAATTTTCTTGTTTTGAGGGGCAAACCAGTCAACATGCGCCGTATTACCAACCGTATCACTCTTGTTAATAGACATGGCGCAGATTACCTTGTTATCTCCAGTCAGGAATGCAATGGTCTGCGCTCCTGTCTGCCCCATCAAGCCTGTCTCGAACCAGTGCTGCGTGTAGCAGTAAAAGTTTTTTGCGCCACGTCTGCCCTCGCTGTCCACCGGGATAGTAAGTGTTCTCATTCCGCCGTTCCAGTATCCGGATGTTGCTTGTCCACCTTTTAATGCCATGACGTTATATCCGGCAACATTCCGTACTTCCAGCGTTCCCTGTGTGGTATTCTCTGGATTTTGGTAAGACGTTCCATGATCGTCTTGAAACAGGTTGTATCCATCAAACAGGTTTTCAGACGCTTTGTAATTCTCTCCGTCTGCTTCTTCCTCTTTCCCTAGCTGGATCACTCCGTACTGGCTCACAAGTCCGATAAATCCGTTTTCATGATTGTGCGTGATCTCGTAGTCCACATCTGCCCATTCGGTGCCGTTGTTTTGGATGGTAATTGTCTGGTAGCCGTTCTGTTGGACGCCAGTGAATTGTTTTTCTGCGGTAGAGTATGCTACTCCGTCCGGGATTAGCCATGTGATTGTGCCTTTTCCAAACATTGCAACCTGTGTTATATCAAAATTGCCGTCAGGGACAGCATAAAAGTAGCGATCTGGATAATTCCCAAAAACAAGTTTTTTCGGCTCTGCGACATTCAAAATCTTCTGGATTGCATTATAGCTCTCTGCGATGTCCCCAGCAAATTCAAATGGCATTTCTATTGTTCTTGACTTATAAGTTGTATACCCGTAATCTTCCCCTTTGCACAACTCTGCGCCGTCCAAAAGTTCTGTTTCACGGTCTACCCCGCTAAATGGGGAGAACCCGGAAAGCACGTTTAAATACTTTCCGAGTTCTTGGTCGTTAAACTTAACTGATAGGCTCAATTTCTGTCCCCTCCTAACCTCTTTTTAAAATCTTGATTCTTTTTAATCTGGTTTTGCATCGGAGTGGCAAGTACTCTGGATGTCTCTACAGAGTCAATTTTATTAACAATCTCTAGTGGTCTGTTGGCAAGTCTGGATAGACGATCTACTGCGTAGAGTAGCTCGTTATTATTTTCAGACTTCCGGATTCCAACGCTTTTCTGGTACGTTTGGCTTCCAGCGTTTTCCGGCACTGATAACGTTATACCGCTCACAGAT